CCACCCATAACTAATGTAGTCATCTTACCACATAAGAATGTATTGAATAGAATAGTACAATGATCATCTTTAAGTATGCGGAGGCTAAGATCAGTATCTTCATTATATCTACCACGCCAACGTAAATCAATATCATTACGCAATAAAATACAACTATAGACACGTGTATTTAAAACATAAGGATTCTTTTTCTTTTGAGATGCTGGAACAAAGTATTGATAGTTCATACCAGACATTGCAACATTCTTGAATCGATCCGTAAACTCTTCACATGCTCTAATAATATTACCAGATGTTACAATGGTTTTCTTATTACGGAGCAGACGATAGAAGTGTCTAATGTTATCATCCATAATCCAGTGACGTTTTGCTCCAGATTCGATAGAGTGTTCCCAAACAAAGTTACGAGCTGGAATAGAGCCACCCATCCGACCAGACTCGTCTGGAAAGTTAAACTTAGGATTTGTTCTGAAGTCAGTTGGCATTACCAGAAGTTTATCTTCAGATATATTAGCCGCATAGGCATCATGTTCTGAATCTTCAATAACAACTTTATATGGAACATTTATCTCATCTAATGTTTTAGAGGTAAGGCGTGATTCTGCTCTACCTTTAGATATAACATAAATAGGATATTTTGGTTGGCTGTAGTCTGTCATAATCTCTCCTTAATATAATACTATTATAGCACATTTTAATGCTATTGTAAATCACTTTCTTTAATAAAAACACCATCAACCATTTTACCCTTACGGTCTTTAATATCATCATATGCTATCTGTAGACATTCTTCAATAGATAACTTATTACGAGTAGCAATATTAATAAGAACAACCATCATATCACCAATATCATCACGAATATCTTTGCCCTTACATATATTATCAGATAGTTCTCCAGCTTCCTGTATCAATTTCATATATTGATCTTTATCTGTACTGCCGTCAATTAGATTACGGTCTCTATGCCATTGGGCAATGTTTTCAACTATTAGTTTCATTAATCAATCCTTATTAATTTTATTATCCAAAAAAGTCTTCTAGTGTCATTGTGTCTTCTACTGACCAACCGATAGCATCTAATATAGGCTTTAGTGGGTCTAAGAAAGTTTTATCAAATTGTTTATCGTAGTCGATGTATTTATGCAGACCCATTTCTTGAGGTAGATAGCTAGGGAAACCAATTACATTTTCTTTGATAGGGTTAGGTAGGCGCATATAACAGAATTTAATCTTTTCTCCATTCTGAATAACTCCATACCTCTTATCTAGCGCAAGTCCACGGATAGTATTATTGTACATAATAGCACCACGAACATGGATTGGACAGCCTTTTCTGTAGACTGTTCTTTTATCAACCCAATCAGTAACATTACTTACACCACGTGGAAAGGATACGGCTTCTGGTCCAAGTGAATTAAATTCTTTACGGAAGTCAGAAATATATCTTTGAGTATCTGATTCAGTACCGTTGATAATAACTCCGAATATTTCTTTAAACTTAGTACGAACAACCGCTGGTGTGGATGACTTGATAGCCTCAATACCCATAATCTTTAGTTTAGGTACATCATACTGAACACCCTCACTGTTATGAACATTTAGAATATATCTTTTCTTTGCAGTCCAGATACCACGATCAGCAATAACTTCTCTTTCCATAATCATACGTGAGTCAAAGGCATTCATCTTTTTGTACAACTGATCATATGATACAGCAAGAGTTTTGGTGAAATGTTCTTCACAGATTTTATCTAATGCTTTAACTGGATCTGCTGGATTAAGTTTATTAACCAAGTCTGAGAATGATATGTAAAGCGAGTCTGTATCAATTGCAATCACATAATCTTTATCATTAGTTTTAAGTATCTTATTCATTTCGGCATTGATTGCCTTCTCTGCCCATAGAATAGACAACTGACCAGATAATGTAATACCCTCTGCCATTCTTAGATCATAGTACCTAAAGTATCTGTTACCTAAAGCACCATACAAAGAGTTGAGAAGGATCTTAATAGACATCTGTTGATTTTCAAGTTGATTGATCTTTCTCTCGTCTTCAACTGTAGGTGATTTCTCATACCTTTGCTTAGTTATAAGCATTTCTTTCTTAACTGCTTTACGCTCTGCATAGTAATCAACAATGATCTTAGGTAATACACCTTGCTTTTCTTTAGAATATTGAGAACCATTAGCCGCAACAGAATACTTACTTTCTGGTGCTGGTCCATCAAGATAACGATCCACTCCATGATCTAGTAATCCTGGCATAAGAGTTTCAGGAGACATATTGTATTGGACAATAAGATTAGGATACAGAGAGTTTAAATCAAATGATACAACCCAGTCATGAGAACCAACCATAGGATCTTTAACATAACCACCAGGGTATGCTTGCTTTGGCTTTTCAATATAAGGTGGAATAACAATATTCTTTAAATTTAACTCACGGTAAATAATTGAATCCCATATGGCAGTAGTACCAAAAGTATCTGATATGTTAACACCGCCACGATAAGCCATAGTCATAACTAAATCAATTAGACCCATCTTTTCATCTATACGTTGTACAACTTGAACATCTCTAATGTTATAGTCAATAAACTTCTGATGATCATTTTTATATAACTCATGTAAACTACCGTGTTCTTCATATGATAGCTTACGTTCGCCGAGAACAGTATGAGCAACATGATCTAAGGCATAGGATTCTTGAGTGCCATAACTATAACCAAACTTCTTAAATAGCTCAATGTAATCTGCTTGCTGAATACCAACTAGTTCATAGCCTTGTTGTTCTCTACCCATAATCTTAGTATTACGTTCGTTGACTAAGTTCCAAGGAGACATTCTCTTGACAGCTTCGGCTGAACCAATTCTAGCAATACGATTGATTAAGTATGGAACATCAAAGAACCTTATATTCCAACCAGTAATAATATCTGGTGGATTATCTGTCCAATACTTAATAAACTTTGTTAATAATTCTTCTTCGCTATCACATCTGATATATTGGATAATATCATCACCCATATTAAGTTCAGTTTTCTCATGATCGTACTCGCCTAAACCCCACACTTTGTAAATACGGGACTTAGTTGACTTGAGTGCAATTGATATAACTGGATATAATGCTTCTTCCGGTCTAGGGAAACCTTCTGATGAGGCAACCTCAATATCAAAGTTAACCACATTTACTTGTGATGGTCGAAACTTAATATCTTCAGGAAAGCGTTCTGTAATAAATTGTTGAATATAGTTTGTATTACCATATATTTTAAAACTATCTAAATCTTTGTACTTCTCAATAAAATCTTTAGCTTCAGACATCTTATCAAACTTCATTGGAGCCAGAGGCCAACCATCAAGTCCTTTATGTGAAGGATTATCTTCACGTGATGTCACATATAAAGTAGGCTCAAACTTAACTCTTTTTGTTATTGCTGCTCCATTATCATTGTACCCTCTGTACAAGATGGAATTACCGTAGCGATTTACGGACGAATAAAATGACATACTAAACCCTTCAAGTTAATTAATTACCATTATATATTGTTTTTGGCTTATTGTAAACCATTAAATGCTAAAAGGGGCAAATTAATTGCCCCTCATAATAATTATTATTTTATACACTTAAAGGTCTTTAGCTTCTGTAAGCATTAAATATCTTGCTTCTTCATGGTAACCCATTCTGGCAAGTTCAGATGCTGCTCTAGCTTTTCCTAGTGATAGGAAGAAACTATTAAATCCACTAAAAAGTCCACCAACTGGTGCAAATGCAAATTTCATTACTGATGTAGTCATTAGAAACGTCTCCTTATATCGTCATGTTTATGATGAGCGACATTCCAGATGTCTCCACGACATAGACCAATATCATTTAAGTCTGCGTCAGATAGTTTATTCAACTCAAAGATAGTCTTTTTTGCTTCTGAAATTTCTTTGCGTGATGATGAAAAGTCCTTTAAAAGTTCCATAAATGCTTTAATAGCATTTTGTAGAATGTTAGCTTGTGCTAATATGTGTTGTGTCATTGTGATTCCTCGTTTGACCAATATTGATTTTACGAGGACGCATTTCTTCTGGAATAACATACTTCAATTCAATTGCAAGTATACCATCCTGAATATCTGCTCCGTTTACATTTACATGTTCGGACAGCCTAAAGGTTCGCTTAAATTTCTTTGTAGAAATGCCACGATGGATAAATTCTCTCCCTTTAGAGACATGTTCCCCCATTACTGTTAAAGTCCTATCTTTAACTTCAACATTAATTTCTTCTTTTGTAAATCCCGCAATAGCAAGTTCGATAAGATATTCTTCATTATCTGATTTAATAATATTATGTGGTGGATAATGGTCTTGAGCATGTTTTGCAGTGAACTCTAGTTCATTGAATAGATGGTCAAAACCCACAAAAGATGAGCGTGGGAATAGTGTTTGTAAGCCTGTCATTGTTATCTCCTTTTGAGCAAGCAAGATTGTATTGTGATCGAATCATTCCGCATCACAATAGTATATATAATATTTTTATTCTTCTTTAGTATTAAATTTTTCTTTTTTTAGTTCAAATAGCCAGAGTTTACTATTTTTATAGCAATATCTCTTACACGTTTTAGGTGCTGTATCTACTGAAGCTAAGTTATCATAAAATTCAATCCATTCATCTGATAACAATATTTCTTCTATGCTATCATTATTCTTTATTTTTAAGTGTTCTTCAAATAAACTAACCAGTTGAGGATCATCCGCTTCTAGTTCTTCTATATCTTTATAAAAAGAAAAGTCAATCCAACAACATGGTGTTATATAACCCTTTGCACTTGAACCAAAGGATCTTCCCGTGGCTGTATTAAGTACACATTGTGGTTTCCATTCTTTACTCATATTCTTCTCTAATATAATAATTATCTGTAGATGTAGGTTTTAAAGGATCACCACTAGTCCATCTATTAGACTTTATAAGAGACATTTCTAATCCATGCTCTACACATAAGGCTTTGGCTGTATCAATATCATTTTCATTATATTTAAATATAATATATTGCCATATTGACTTAGCTATATACTTTCTTGATTCCAACATCAATCGAAATAACTTTTCACCATCTTGTCTAACTCGGTACTTATGTGAATCCTTAGGTAGACCATCTATACCAAAATACCAGTTAGATTTTGGGTGTGCTTTAAAACATTTAATAAAATAAGCATCTGGTTTATGACTAGCAGCTACATGTACACTACACATTTTACCAGCAGAATAAATCTTACTTAAAAATATATCTAGTTTAGGATGAAGTATAGGATCTGATATTTGTCCACAAAAGATAAATCTATCAAAGTAATTTAAATACTTATCAAATTCTTCTTCAGACATAAGATTAGCAGGGATATCACTAATGTTCTGTCTAGCGCAATTAGGACAAGCAAGAGTACAACGACTTGATATATCTAAGTTGACTGCATCTCTAGTCCAAAATTTACTTATTTCCAATGTTATATTTTGGGCACAGTTCCCATTTTACTTTTTCTTTAAAAGGGATTATTTTAATCTGTCTTAATTGTGCTAATGGCTCAACTGTTTGACCAGAAACTATAGTAACTAATCCCCAATCGGACATTAATGTTGCAATAGTATTACGTCTTGCTAAATCATTTTCTTCA